GAGACTGGAGCTAACTGGATAATTGTATAATGCCTGTAATTATTAATGGTACTACTGGAATTGATACTGTTCAAGATGGCATTGTTACTGATGCAAAGCTAAATCTAACAGCTAATAGCCAAGAGATTAAAGACTCGCTTAATGCTAGTGGCTCTGCTCCGATTTATGCTTGTCGTGCATGGGTAAACTTTAACGGTACTGGTACTGTAGCTATTCGTGCAAGTGGTAATGTAAGTTCTATTACTGATAATGGTACTGGATTCTATACAGTAAACTTTTCAACTGCTATGCCTGATGAAAATTATGCAGTTGCTGGAACTGCCCAACGACCTTCAGCTAACGCTGACAATATTATGATTGTTAATGGGAGTTCAACATACAACCAGCTTACTACTACCGCTGCTGTTATTAGAACTATGGATTCTGCAGCTACTGCTCAGGACTCAATTTATGTGGGCGTAACATTTTTCAGATAAGGACTTAATATGAATCAACGAATTATTTACCCTACTGATGATGGTGGAGTTGCTATCATTATTCCAACAGAATCTATTGAGTTAGCAATGAAAGATGTACCTGAAGGAAAGCCATACAAGATTGTAGATGTATCAGACATTCCTACAGACAGAACTTTTAGAGATGCTTGGGAGTATCAAGAATGATTGTTATTAATATAGACAAAGCTAAAGTAATTACTAAAGACAGACTTCGTGCTGAGAGAACTCCTTTGTTACAAGCTCAAGATGTAGCATTTCAAAGAGCTTTAGAGAGTGGTGCAGACACTACAGAGATTGTTGCTGAAAAGCAAAGACTAAGAGATATTACTCAGGTAGTTGATACAGCTACAACCTTAGAAGAATTAAAAGGTATTACACTATGAGTCTTAAACTAAATACTGCATCAGGCGGTTCAATAACCTTACAAGAAGCAGATACAGCTAGTAACTTAACAATTACTTTACCAGCAGTAGATGGTACTATGATTACTACAGGGTCTACTTTTGCAGGTAACGGTCCAGCGTTTGCGGCATATATGAGTTCTACAGTACAAAGTCTTTCTGGGTCAACATATACAAAAATAGCATTTAATACAGAATACTTTGACACAAATAGTAATTACGATACAACTAATTATCGGTTCACTCCAACAACTGCAGGATATTACCAAGTTAATGTTGTGATAGCTATGTCAGAAAATGGTTCTGGCGGTATTCAAGATTACGCTTTTTTATATAAAAACGGTTCAGCCTATACAAGCACTAGACACTATAACGGTGGTCAACCAATGAACAATGCTTTTTCATGTCTTGTTTATTTAAACGGTTCAACTGATTACATAGAGGTTTATGCTTGGGGTAGTGGCGGAACACCACTTGTATCAAACGGTGGTATTAATGCAAATCAGTTTTCATCTTCTTTTGTAAGGAGCGCTTAATATGACTCTATTTGAAAAAATAATTGCTTTGTACCCAGAGTTAACACCAACTCTTGAAGATAACATGTTTAGAGACGGAGCAATCATTCTTCAAAATGATGGTAAAGGTGACTACATAGCCAAGTGGGAACATCCTACTCTAGCTAGACCTACAGATGAGGAATTAGCATGAGCGTTTCAATTAACGGTACTAGCGGACTAGCTAAAAGATTCAACGAAGCCTTTGAGTATAAAGAAGGTGCTTTGTATTGGAAGATTAATACTAATAAATCAAAGAAACTAACAGGTAAGAGAGCTGGTTGCTACTCGTCAGGTGCTTACGGTGTTGTTAATTTAGACGGTAAAAATTATAGTATCCACAAAGTTGTTTATTGTATGCACACAGGAGAGATGCCTGTAGTTGTAGACCATATTAATAGAATTAAGACAGACCACAGAATTGAAAACCTAAGAGCTGCTGACCACCACACTAACAACTACAACAAAGAAACACAAAAGAACAATAAACTAGGTGTTAAGAATGTTTGTTGGAATGAACAAAATAAAAAGTATTGGGTGCAAGTAAGAGCTAAAGGAAAAACAGTTGTGTCTAAAATGTTTGATAGCTTAGAGCTTGCTGAACTTGTAGCTACTGAGGCTCGTGATAAATTTCACGGTAAATTTGCTAACCACGGAGTATCTGTATGAGTGTGTCTATAAACGGAAGCGGAGCAATAACATTTAACGACAACACAACACAAGCCTCTGCACAAGTTGGAATGAAGAACAGATTAATTGATGCTGGTTTTATTATTAACCAGCGAGGCTATGCAAGCGGTACATCTTTGTCATCAGGAGCTTATGCTCACGACAGATGGAAAGCTGGTTCAAGTGGTTGTACCTATACCTTTACTCAAGGTTCTTTAGGTGTACCAATTACACTAACAATTACTGCTGGTTCTTTACAGCAGATTGTTGAAGGATGTAACATGGCTGAAGGCGGTACTTTTGTCTTATCTTGGACAGGTACTGCACAAGCTAAAATTAATGGCGGTAGCTATTCAGCTAGTCCTTTAGTTGTTACTGGTCTTACTGCTGGAGCAAACTGCACCGTTGAGTTTGGTACTGGAACAGTATCTCAACCACAACTAGAAAAAGGCTCTACTGCTACTAGCTTTGATTACAGACCTTATGGTACTGAGTTAGCTTTGTGTCAGAGGTATTATCAGAAAACTAGTGGAAATTGGATTGTAAATACTGGGGCAACTTATATTTCTTCATTTTTTAATCCACAAATGCGAGCATCGCCTACAGCTAGTGGCGGAGGAAGTGGGTATGCCTTTCAGGGTGATAATATTGTTCTTGCGGAATTTCAAACAACAAGAAATTATCAAACAATTACATATTCTGCGGAGCTTTAAAAATGTTTAAATTGACTCCTCTATTTAAAGAAAAACAAACAAGCGTTATTCGTTTATTTGATAATGCTTGCATCCCATTTGACCCAGCCAATGTCGATTTTCAAGAGTATCAAAAGTGGCTTGAACTCGGCAACACACCATTACCAGCGGATGAATAAGCATGAGCGAAGAGAACGGAATAGACCTCTATAAGTATGGTAAACTAACAGCTCAAGTAGAGTCTATGGAAAAGAAGATAGACAAACTAGAGTCTAACATGGAAGAGTTACTAGAATTAGCCAATCGTAGCAAAGGTGGCTTCTGGATGGGGATGACCATTGCTTCTATTGTTGGAGGTGTTATTACCTTCATTACATCACATTGGGTAGTTAAATGAGAGAACTAACAATCTTTAAAAACATTACTGCAGGTGTAACCACTACTATTTATACAGTACCTAAAGGATGTAAAGCCATTGCTACATTATTGTTTCTTGCAAACAGTGGTGGAACAACTAAAACTATTTCTGCTGCAGTGCATGATGCTAGTACTGCTGCTACTGTTCCTATTGTAGGAGCTAAGTCACTTGGTGCTGGAGATGCTCTTCAGTTTAATCAAGGTCGGATGGTGATGGATGAGTTTGATTATATTACAGTCACATCTGAATCAGGTGCAACTATGAGTTGTATTTTCACCATGGAAATATTACAAACAACATCTTATCAGCATGTCTCTTAAGGAGCAATAATGCCATTGAAAAAAGGTAAATCAGACAAAACAGTATCTTCTAACATCAGCATGATGGTTAAAGAAGGTAAACCTCAAAAGCAAGCAGTAGCGATTGCATTGTCAAAGGCTGGTAAGTCTTTCCCTGTTAGGGGTAATCGTACAGCTACAAACATGAAAAAAAGCGGTCGTGGACGCTAAATAGTTGTTGACACAAACATAAAAATGTGGTAAACTTAGGGATATTATGCAATATATTCAACTTACTAATGCGGTGTTAAGACGACTCAGAGAGACAGAAGTCTCTTCTGTTAGCGACAACGCTTATTCTAAACTCATTGGTGACTTTGTCAATGACGCTAAACGCAATGTAGAAGATGCTTACAACTGGAACTCATTGTCAGACACATTGACAGCGGTGACAGCTAACGGTATCTTTAACTATGTTTTAGTGGGTTCAGGTCAACGCTTTAGAGTGATTGATGTATTGAACGACAGCTCTGATGTAGTTGTTAGAAATGCTTCTACTCGCTGGATGAACCAACAGTTCTTGTTAAACCCTACACAGGCTGGTACTCCACAGTATTATAACTTTAACGGTACTGACTCTAACGGTGACACACAGGTAGACTTGTTTCCTGTCCCTGATAGTGTCTACAATATCCGTTTCAATGTGATATTACCTCAACCGTTATTAGACTCTGATGCTGATACTCTATTAGTACCGTCTGAGCCTGTAATATTCTTAGCTTATGCTAAAGCCTTGGCAGAGCGTGGTGAAGACGGTGGTTTAGTCTCTAGCGAGGCTTATGGTTTATATAAAACATCTCTAGCAGATGCTATTGCCCTTGAATCTGGTCGTTACTTTGAAGAAGAGACTTGGAGTGCTACCTAAATGGCAGAACAATTAACAACTGGAACTATTGCAGCACCAGGCTTCTTTGGTCTTAATACTCAAGATTCCTCAGTACAGTTGTCTTCTGGCTTTGCACTAGAGGCTAATAACTGCGTAATCGACCGCTATGGTCGTGTTGGTGCTCGTAAGGGGTGGACTAAGGTCAACTCTACGGCAGCGTCTACAGGCTCATTTAGAGCCATCTATCAGGTGTTTAAAGATGATGGTAATGTTGTGTTGTCTGCAGCTAACAATAAGATTTATAGCGGTACAACAACTTTAACTGAATTAGCTGTTCGTAATGGTACTGACACAGGTAATTTAACTTACACCATCACGGACGATAACTGGCAGATTAGCGGTATGCCTTATGACACTGGAGCAACTCCTTCAGGTCATGCTATCTTAGCTCAAGCTGGTCATCCTCTTTTAGTTTATCATAAGTTAGGTGCTACAGCTCATGCTCACACAGGTGCTTATGGTTTACAGCGATTAGGTGATATTGCCACTAATTTACCAGGTTCTTACAGCGTTACTAGCTTTACACCAAACATAGTTATGACAGCGTTTGGTCGTTCATGGGTAGCGGATATTGCTAGTGATAGACAGACTGTGTATTTTAGTGACTTGTTAAATCCTGCTGAATGGAAGACAGGTACTTCTGGATACTTAAACATTAGTGAAGTTGTTCCTAACAATGACCCTATTGTTGCTTTAGCTTCTCACAATGGATTCTTAATTATATTCTGTGAAAAGCATATTGTTGTTTATAAAAACCCAGTAGACCCATCAGCTTTAGTATTAGAAGATGTTATTACTGGTATTGGTTGTATCGCTAGAGACTCTGTAGCTTCTATCGGTACAGACTTAATGTTCTTATCAGCTACTGGTGTGCAGTCTTTACAACGAGTTGTACAAGAGAAGTCACTACCGTTTAGAGATGTGTCTAAGAATGTACGAGATGAGTTATTGTCTAATGTGTCGTCTGAAGTATTAAAGAACATTAAAGCAACTTACTTCTCAACAGACGCTTTCTACTTGTTAGCATTACCGTCTACTGGTTTTACTTATTGCTTTGACACAAGAGGTGTGTTAGAGAATGGTGCAGCAAGAACAACTGTTTGGAAACAGATTGCACCAACAGCATTCTGCGTAACACAGGATAGACAGCTATACATTGGTAAAGCTGGTTACATTGGTAAGTATGATAGTTATGAAGATGACGGTGCTAAGTATCGTATGTCTTATTTTACTAACTACTTTGACTTTGGTTCAGCAACTACAAACAAGATTCTAAAGCGTATTAATGTGACAGCTATCGGTGGTTCAGCACAGCCTATCGCTGTTAAGTGGGGTTATGACTACACTCGTAACTATTTCTCTCGTGGTGTTATATTACAGCGAGTCGAAGTATATGAATATGGCATAGCCGAGTATGGACTAGCTACTTACACCAACGGTATTGCTTTGGACATTGCTAACATCCCAGCTTCAGGTTCAGGCACTGTGATGCAGATTGGTTTTGAATCAGACATTGACGGCACACCGTTATCGATACAGAAAATTGACTTCTTCCTTAAACAAGGTAAAACACTATGAGTAATTATACAAAGGCAACGAACTTTGCCACTAAAGACACACTATCTACAGGTGACTCTAACAAGATTGTTAAAGGCACTGAGATTGATAACGAGTTTAATTCTATTTCAGGAGCTATCAGTTCTAAAGCTGATATTGCATCACCAACATTCACAGGAACTCCTGCAGCTCCTACAGCCACTGCTGGCTCTAATACAACTCAGATTGCCACTACCGCTTATGTTAAAGGTGAAGTAGATTCAGCAACAACAGGCTTAGCCGCAAGTGCTACACAGACTTTAACAAATAAAACAATTGCATTAGGCTCTAATAC